TATGTAACTCCGCCTCATATGAGCCACTGTATTCTCTGCATTGAAATTTCATTTTTCTTGTAGTGCCACCAAGAGGATAAAGTTTACCAGCACCTAAATCCTCCTCATCGATTGAATTATCAAAGAGAACCATTCTATTGTGTATCCAAATCTGAAAGTCGGCATTGGCAGTTGGACCTCTCCAGGTATGTCTAGAGTCATTTACTGTAGTATATGTACTACTACCATCGGGAGTTGTCAAACCTTTAAAGTGTAAAATTGGTCCAACATCCTTGTCACGCATGTAAACCCAGAAGTCATAAACAAGTCTCTTAGTCCCTGCAGGAACATTGTAAGTAATTACTGAACCATTTATATCTGCATAGGAATTTGAAAGACCTTGAGTTGCTGTTACATTAGTGGGGCTATATGTTCCAGAACCAACAGTAACATTAATACCATTTGCAATTGTCTCAATGCATTCAATTAATTCACCAGGTTCATATTCTGTTTTTGATATTCTTCCAACAACATCAAGTGCTTGTGCGGGAATATCGGATCCGATGCCAATCTTGTTATCAGATGTTATTAATATAGCAGAGTTAGATGTATCATTATTGGTGAAGAACTCCATTCTATCACCAGGAGCACCAGTTAGAGTATTGGCAGCATTAGCGTATAGTATTCGACCTCGATTACCCGAACCTCCAGGCACACCAAAATCAACTCGACCCGAACCACCTTTTAATTGTAAAGTAGCAGCTGCTGTTGAACCTGTAGTCTCAACTTTTATTGCAGTAGAACTATTTGCTTTATAAACATGAAGATCTTCTTGTGGATTATCAGTTCCGATACCCACACCACCCATCAGGTAACCAGAACCATTCGCGTTTACTCTGAAGTTTGCTGAGGTATCACCCTCCAAAAACCCCATAAATACCGCACTTGCCGCTGAACCTGATGCCCTAGCAGCTTGAATAACACCTGTGGTGGTCATTTTGCAACCAGGGTTGCTACCATCATTAGGGTCAGCACCTACTATGACTGTACCACCAGTTACATTGACACCACTTTGAGCAGTGATAATACCAATAGAATCAACACTAGTTACATCTTCAATTGTTGTAGTACCTGCAATCGACACATTTGAGTCGAAGGAATAACTACTACTACCACTTATCGCACCTTCACCAGAAATTGAGACCGCCATGACTTACTCCTAGAGAACTACCCATCTTCGACTTGCAGGGATGGTAACCACCACTCCTGGTTCTAAAGTCACAGGACCAACACTCATAGCACTTTTACCATTACTAAGCGTATAATTTGCTGTTACCACTTGTTCATTTTCATGAAATACTTCATCTCCACCACTTCCAGTAGGCCCGCCACCACCTCCTGAAACACTAGCAACACTGAATGTGTCAAGAACTTCAATAACTACATCATCACCGAGATCACAACCAGTATTAAGAGTGACAGTAGAACCATCAGAAGCTGTAAAATCAATACCGTCAGTGAGTCTTACACCATTTCTGAAGACAGAAATCTTACCTATTTGGTATCCATTATTAATTGTGAACAGAGTTTGTCCTTGAAATGGACTAAACTTGTTTATCCTAAAATCATTTTCACTAGTAATGGGATTTCCAATCGCCATTGTAAAACCTTTTTAGTTATTTATCAGTTAGTTCAAAGTTACAGAACTTGAGAAACTTGAATACCCAGAGGTTATTTCTAAAGTCTGATGACCATCTGTTAAGTGAGATTTGGCATTGCTACTTAAAAAACCATTAAGTTGCGTAACTCCACTTCCACCACCATCTTTCTTTAAACAAACCCATGTCCCACCATCATAGGTGACTGTACCATATTTAACAGTTGTTTTAGAAACCATATTATTACCACCACCACCAGCGTCTCTTATATTCCAACCAATTTGATCATTGTTATACTTTGCTGATAATATACAATCAATTTTTGCTTGACCAGTCCAACTCATAACAATAATATCACCAGCAAAATAAAATCCCTGTCCCTGACCCAATTTATGTAAAAGAATTAATCCACTATTGTTATTTACAGAACCTTCTATTACCCCATTATAAACTCCAGCAAATTGTGCGTGTTTTTTGACTTCTAATTGAGTTGCGGGAACGCTTTCTCCTATACCAACCCTACCACCAGAAGTTATACGAAGTCTTTCTGTATTATTAGTTGCAATTTTTATTGGGTGAGCACCAGCACCCCACATATTGTTTGTTGAACCATCATGATAAAGTTTTAGATCATCACCAGTTCCAAGTCTCAATTCAGCATTATCGATCAGGTCAACAGAATATTGGAAATATCCATTACCAACTCTACCACCACTGGGAGAAGGATTTCCTAAGTTGTGGTAAGTAGTAACATGGGTTTCTAAATTACCATTTATCATATTCCATCTTGTGAACCCTCCCTCAATAAAAGCAATTTTACCTTGACCTACAAGAGCAAGAGTTCCGCTAGTACCACCACCTTCAGTAGTTCCGTAAATCTTAGTTGACCCAGCAGCAGATGGGGCGGTAATATAATCAAAGTATATCGCCGATCCTGAATTAATATCACCAGTTAATGTAGAAACACCACTAACACTGAGAGTGTTTGTGCTTACATTTGCAGTGCCACCAATTCCAGTCAGAGCAGAACCATCACCAGAGAATGATGTGGCAGTAATAATACCGGTGGTGTTAATACTAGTTTCAGTTCCAACACCAGTCCCTGTTAAAGCCGAACCATCACCAGAGAATGATGTGGCAGTGATGACACCAACATTACCTATTTTTATATTACTTCCAACATTTAATTGACCACCTGTGACATTAAGACCACTTCGAGCAGTTATAATACCAACTGAATCAATACTCGTTACGTCTTCATATGTTAATGTTCCGCCAATAGAAACATTACCACTAAAAGTGCCAGTTGTTCCTGTAAGTCCTTGTGAAAAATTAGGAGCGCCAGTACCAGCACTATTTAATATCTGATCGGCTCTTATTCTTGACATCAGAATACTTTTTGATTATTTATCAACGATCATTAAGTCGCGTAGTAAAATGCAGTACAGGATACACTAAAATCATCATCAATATCAGTTTGATTTAATGTAACAGCATCTCCAGTGCTTCGTCGTGCGTTAAATATAACATAATTAGTTCCTCCCCCCACATAACCACTTACAGGATTATCACCAATCTGAGCTTGAGTAAATCCAGATGAATAAGCCACGAATATATTACCATCAATACCAGTAGAACTAAATGTATCAAGAGCTGTAAAAGGTAATGTTATCCGTAAAGTTCCAGTGCTTGATCCTTCACTAGTCAGTTGAATTCTAAACTGAGCAATTACTTGTCTTCCGATTTTAGTATAATGTCCTTCTTGCATACTATATGTAACTCCAGTTGTACCACCAGCAAATGACAATACAGGGGTGAAAGTTCCTTCTTCATAATCATCAAGATGATTGGCATCAGCAGTATCACCATTAAATGTTATACCACCAGTTACGTTTACACCTGTGCTGGTTGTCTCGATTTTCTCAGATCCATCATAATATAAACCTACTTTTCCATTTTGAGCAGCAAACAACATATTTTCGTTGCCCCCCACCTGCATTACCATGCCACCAGCCGAGGTTATTCTCAGATAAGCACCAGCCTGTGTTGAATTAATATAACTTGAAGTGCTATCATTATAAATTTTAAAGTCTGGATCTGCTGCTGAACCTCCTAATTTTAACTCTTGATCTTCAGGTAAAAATACTCCAGAACTCAATGTAGAAACACCACTAACACTAAGAGTGTTTGTGCTTACATTTGCAGTACCAGCAATTCCAGTCAGAGCAGTGCCATCACCACTAAAAGAGGTAGCAGTGAGAATACCGCTAACAGTAACATTAGTTAAATTTACATCTATATTACCATTGACTGTTGAGATACCGGTGACAGTCACACCCCTTGGAAAATCTGGGGCACCATTGTCAAAGTGATTAACTACCTCATTTACTTGTATCTTCGACATATCGATACTTTTTGATTATTTATTAGATATCACTAAGTCATCATCTTATAGCCCAAGAAATGACATCTATTCGGTTCTGTTGGCTGAGGGCTTGAGTCTGCACTTGAACTCCAATACACGTAACCAGAAACAACATCGCCAACGCTCAAATTTGCCATAGTGGTTACTTCACTATCAACAATATAATTACTAAAATCATTAATACCTCTCTTATATGTACTTATTACTCCCCCCACGCTTGTCGCGCCACCATTTTTACCGATAACGACTTGCACAAATCCACCTGAAATATCATCGATACCTGCACCAAAATTAAGGAACCAAGTTCCTGCCCCACTTGCTCCGATAGTAAGAGTACCGTTACTCTCATCCCACGTAGCTATACTTGAATCTCCTTGGTTAATTGCTGCATCCCCAAGATTTGTAACACGAGTATATGTCGAGGTATCAATACTATTTGTAGCATCCTGTCTTCCAAAAAAGTAAAATGACAAACTACTTGTTGCTGCTGCCCATGTTGGTGCTGAACTAGAACCTTGACTTGTTAATACTTGACCTGATGATCCATAGTTTGCACCAGCAATTCCAAATGCACCTACTGGGGAGATACGAAGTCTTTCTGATGCGTTGAGATTATTTTCTGAAGAAGTTCTAAATATGATTTCACCATTATCTTTATTGGTAGTATCATCTCCTGTCTGTAATGCAATTTCCGCAACTGGCGTACCATTCCAATGTCCCTCAATTGCCAATAGATGATTATTACTACCAGTTCTATTAGAATCAGCAGTTATCTGTGCAAAATGATTTTCTGTTGTTTTAAATGTTAATCCTCCTGCATTAGTATGAAGGATTTGTAAGTGATCGGTTGGACTATTAGTTCCGATACCAATTTTACCTGAGTTCTCTACCATGGACGAGTGGGTTACGATACCCGCTGTTCCACTATTCTTAAAGAACTGATTAGCACTACCATTACTTGCAGGAAGAGTAATGGCATTATCACCAGCTACTGCTGGTGGATTAATATCAATAGCGCCTGAGGTAGAACCTCTTAAACTCAATCCCATGGATTTATACTTTTTTGATTATTTATCCCGTGATTTCCATCACGGTAATTGATGATGCTGTTCTCTCATATCCAGCACTATCTGTATTATTGGCACTTCTGTTAATATAAAGATCATTAGCCCCACTAGCATCTGCATGAAATATTCCATACGTGACAGCAGATGTGGTTGCTGGACTATCTAGATGAGTGAATGATACAAGTCCAGGTCCATATTGACCTTGATCTGTATCATAGGTGTTGGGAGCACCTAAAGCTATAGTAGCTCTGTTTCTACTTCCAGCAGCATCACCAATTGCAATATTTGTACTATCTCGTCGTAGAACAATATAATGACCTGCAAATGAACCACCTGTGATACAAGACAGTGAAAACATAATTAATATTTTACTATCAGACCTTGTAGGTGTAATTGTTACACTCATACCAGGAATTAGTGTTTCTGTAGACACCGATTCCAAATATACAGCATCAGTCTTTGTTGTTGATTTTACTTGAATAACACCACCACTGGCACCAGAAGATAATCCATCTTTAGGGACAATACGATTTGTTCTTAATTCTGACATTATCCAGAGACCTCGATTAATGTAATATTAGAAAAAGTAGGACTTCCATATACGTGGTTTACTTCAGTTTGAGCGACATTAATAGCAAATTCATGACCTGCACCAGAATCGCTTGTTTTACCTTGAACTTTATATGTTAAAGCACTTGTAGAACTAGGAGAATCCAAATAATGATGACTATATGTATTTGAAGAATATGTAAAGGATCTGATAGCAAACCAAATACCATCTTCCCAATTAGCTTGATCAGTGCTGTTGGTGGCAGCAGTATCTCCACCAGCAATAACAGATCCGTTTCTAAGCACTCTACCTAAAAATGCATGATCATTATCTTTACTTATTGACAGTGATACTAATACTAGTATTTTACTATCAGACGTTGTTGGAGTTATAGTAGCTTCCATAATATCAACATATGATGTTGATGTAGAAGATCTTATATGATCCTTATCATATGTACTTACAACCTGAATAACCCCACCAGCACCACCAGTAGGGACACCATTAACGGGAACTATTCTATCTACTCTAAGTTCAGATGCCATTTATCAGGAAGGTTCAGTGGGCCAAGTAACAGAGGTGAGATCAAGATCTCCATACTCAGTTACCGTAGGAGAAGCAGAAGCTGGAAGATCACGAAGGGCCTGACGATAATTTTTCCATGCATCAGAAATCGTAAGGTCTGATGATGCTCTCCAGTCAGTCAGTCCAATTCTACGATCTCTTTCTAAACGAAGTAATTTCATCGGTTCTGCTGCATCAAGTTCAGCAATCTTTGTATTCAATGCATCTTCGGTGGGTTTGTCATGACCGTTTCCTTTAATCCACTCCAAACCAGAGTAATTTTCACCACGAAGCACCCATTCGGCTCCTGGTGTGAGCGCTTGCAATGCTGCTGGGATATCGTATTTCATAATTGGAGGAAAGTTAGTATTATTTATGATGGTTCTGTTGGCCAGACAACATCTTTAATGAATGGTCCATCAAGCGTTGGTGAAGAATTTGCTGGTAGATCTCTCAATGCTTGACGATATATTACCCATTCATTCTTCTTTGAAGTAGATAGTGGACTATCAGCACCTTGAGTCCAATCGGAATTGGCCATCAATCTATTTCTATGAACTCTTAATCTCGTAACAGCTTCATTATTATAAAGTTCTTGAGCTTTATTAAGAACTTCATCTTTTGTTGGCAGTGTAGTGGTTACAATACCAGTGTTCCACTCAATATTCTCATATGAGATATCTCCACGAACCACAAGAGATCCTGGAATATCACCCGTTAGAGCATATGCAGCTGGAATTATAAAATCTGTTGTTGTATTAATCATAATTATGATGTCTGTTTATGAACGCCTTGAAGATAGAAAGCATATTTATTACTGGTACTGGAATTATAAGCTGATGAGACGTAGAGTAATAAATTTGTATTTCCTGAACCATCCCACTTTACTGTATAGTCCATTGTATCAACATTAAAATACCAATCATAATGCTGTCGATCAAACCATGTTCCCGCAGTGTCATAAGTTGTGCCCTGTTGGTGCAAGTATCCGGTCAAGTATCCGTGATTGGCACCACCATTATGCATATAGTAACATGTTATATCCACAGCGACAGTATCAGAATCAACATATCCCGAAAGATCTGCTATAGTTTGAGTGGTACTATTGTATGAAGTGTGCCAAGAAATACCAGTCAGTAATGTGAGACCCATCTTGGGCACATAAGTATAATTAGTATGTTTTGTTACACCATCAGAATGTGTAAGACTACCTATTTTAGCGGTTGTAACACTTGCGTTTGCAACGTTGAGAGTTCCCATAGACCTCCTTATACGATAACCCAGACACCATCAAGTGTCATTGTTGAACCAAGAGTGACGGGACCTGCATTAAGAGCATTCAGTCCAGAGGGAATATAATATCCACCTGAACGTGAAAGGTTATCACTAAACAATAGATGACCATCACCAATATATAGACCGATTAGAGAACTAGCAGCACCTACAAGTGTAGATGATGTTGGAAAAGTTGTTTGAACACCAACGTTACTATCGGAATTGAAAGCACCAGAAATACTTACGTTAGCAAATGTAGAAGCACCAGAAACATTTACGTCATCTAATTCTGTGTGACCATCTACGTCAAGATTACCATTGACATCTAATAGTCCAACAGTAGTGGTGACACCAGTTACATTAAGTGATGCGGTATTTAGAGTGCCACCAGTTACCGTGGTCACACCAGTCAGCACAGGACCGTGAGTTCCGGTCCTTCCTGTAATTGAATTTACATTAATTGCCGACATTACTTATATCTTTTAGTTGTATTTATTAGAGATCACCGAGTTGATATAGATCAGTTACCATAGTCTTACCAAGTCCCACCGTAACAGCAGCACCAACTGAAACAACTAATCGAGGCTCCTGAACAACAACGTAAGAATGATCTGCACCAGCAGTAGTTGTATCTAAAACAATATCTTGATTTACGAATGCTGTTGCATTAATGAAACTAAATGGGCTTGAATCTCCATTTGGATAATTAATGGCAGTGCCGACGCCACCTCCTCCTCCACCACCTTGAATGGAGATATCAATAACCTCACCAGCTTCCCTAACTTTAAATGTATTTCCTGCACCAATAAAATTTAGAGTTGAAGGTTCTCCAATCCGCACCCCGGCAGATTGAATACCCACACCATTATTTGTGGCATTGAAAGCTTTATAAGCGATAGCCTCAATAACATCACCATTTTGTGCTGGTGATGTTAAAGAGAATGTTGTATTATCTACCGCAGTGAAGTCAATGGACTTAATCTGCTTCGCACCGTTAATAAAGACATCAAAGAAATTGTTGTCATAACCAGATTCAAATGTAAATGAAGTTTGAACCCCGGTTGGTTGATATACCTGTCTTCTTACAATTACAGAAGAATCTCCAGGAGATCTTCCAATATATCCGTTATTACCAAGACCCATTATTGAACCCCACTAAGAATACTCAAACTAGAATCCACAGCTGTCGCTGTATCACAATACAAATTAATTACTTCATTAGCTCTCAAAATTGTCTTACCAGCATCACTGATAACGAATGAACTACCTTGAGGAATAGGAATATTGTTTGCGATGTTTGCGAAGGTATTGCCGATTCCAACTTCTACATTCACATGAATCGTATTATCAGTCAGGTTTGCGAAAGTGCCACCAACCAAAATTGATTTTTCGGTTGCTGTAAAGGCAGTGGTCTTACCCATGAACGTAACAGTTTGACCAGCCTTTGCACTGACATTGGTAGATGTTCTGTCAAGATTTACTTGACCTGCTCCAATCACAGAAACTTTTGACCCACCCCTAAAGAATGTTGTTTTTACCATATCACCAACTGAAATCCCAGTGGTTGAGATTCCGGTAATAAGGGAGGTGGTAACACCAATAGAACCGTTATTACTTGAGGTTACAATACCCGCAGCCCTTGTCAGTGAATTTGTAAATGACTCCGCCATTGTATTAGTACTTTTTAGTTATTTATTAGAAACCACTGAGGGCAATTACCATTCCGATGGATGGAACACTATTTCCATTTATGGTAGTAATTCCTGTTACATTTAGATTACCAGTTAGGTTAGTGTCACCAACAACTTCTAGTTTGTGAATGGGATTTGTAGTACCGATACCAACATTTGAAGATGTATTGATACCTACATCAGTTTCTTCCCATTTACCACCCTGAACTCCACTTAGTTGTGAACCATCACCAAAGTATGTTAC